AAGAATTTGCTTTAATGTCTAAAGGTTTAGGTTCTAATTATTTAACCGAAAAAATGTTAACATGGCACAAAAACAAGCCAGAGGAAAGAATTTATGTACCTCTAAAGGACGGCAAAAAAGCGCCATTGCCGCGCTATTACAAGGAGAAGATATACGACGAATTCGAGAAGGAAAAGATAGCTTATCACTATCAGAAGAAATCGAATTTATTGACCGAGTCCTTAATCAAAAAACACGGAGACAACTTACAATCTTTTAAAGAAGATATTTTATTTAATGGCAACCGTAAATTAAAAATCAATTCAAATTCACCTCAAAAACTTTAAAAATGCGTATTAAAAATTCGCTTAATGCATCACAGTTTCCCAAAAATTACAAGGCATTTACTATGCCTTCTGAAACTGTTCCCGACCAATCATTGACTATCCGTCAAATTCTTGACCGTTATGCTAGAGGTTTACCTCTTGATGCTAAGCAACCTCAATGGGATGAAAATGCAGACGAAGACAGCTATATGCCTGATCCCAGAACTCTTGATTTAGCTGAACGGCAAGAATTTGCCGATAATGCCAGAGCTGAACTCGAAGAAGTAAAAGCCAAAATAGCTGAAAAACGCAAAAAGAAGCCTATTATAGAGTCTGAAATCTCAAATCCCCCTTCTCATCAGTTGGAAAACTGACAAACCCCCGAAAAATGCCCTCCCAGTTTACTGGGCAGGGCTTTTTTGGGAAGTCAAGCGAAGCGCGACAGAAACAAAAAAACACAAATTAGCACTAATCCCCTTGATATATTAGTGCTAATTGACAGAATATAACACCCCAAGGCCTAAGAAGGCGCAACCGCCCAAAAGCGGTTCAGGGAGGGAAAGGAATGGAACGTAGTGGAATGACCAACCCCGACCAGAACCGCAATAGGCGGTTCGCCTCTAGGGTGTTTATAAAAAAAACTGTCAAAAAAAAACAATGTATTTGAAAAATACTTAACTTGACACAATAGCGTTGAAAACGGAACGACCGTAATCGCTGCGCTGTCAAAAAAATAAAAACAATGTTCTCAAAACACAACAAAAAAACTTACAAAAAACTAACTGCTATCAGCGGTTTAGTTACTCGAATTACAAAAGTTGCTGAAGATCAAATGCCTCACCAACGCCATAAACAATACAAATATTTAAAACTTATTAAATCTTATTTCTAATGCCACTACCTTTCTCTGCCTTTCTTCCTTTAATAGGACAAGGCGTAAACGCTGTAAGTAATCTATTTACAAACAAAGCCCAAAAAAACACTTCTTTAGAATTCTATGACCGCCAACGTGCTGATGCACTTGCTGATTGGAATAGACAAAACCAATATAACAGCCCAAAAGAACAAATGGCTAGATTTAAAGACGCTGGTCTTTCTCCTCATTTAATTTATGGTCAAACAAATGTTGCTCCCGCTGTACGTTCTACTGATGCAAAAACCCCAAATTATACTGCTCCTCAATTTGATGCATCATCTGCAAATCCAATATTAATTGCAGCACAAATAGACAACATGAAAAAACAAGGTAATTTGATGGATGCTCAAGCTGTAAAAGCTAATTCTGAAACTGATTGGAAAAACGTTAATACAAAGTTTTTTAAAGAAAACTATGAAAACAAATTGCACTATTCTCGTACCCTTACTGATCTAAATGAGAATAAAATATTTGAATCTCAACAACGTCAATCTTTATTAAGAGAACAAATACACAAAACTATTGCTGATACAAATCTATCACAACAGAAAAAAGCTGAAGTAGCCCAAATGATACTCAATCTTAAACAAAGCGAACGATTACTCGGTGAAAAAGTAAAAACAGAAGAATATTTAAACTCTATACAACAAAAGTTACAAAGTATGGGAATTGTCGGCTCTACTTTGGCTCAAATTCTCCGACTATTTAAATAACCTTAAAATTAAAAAACATGCGAAGAAAATCTTACAGAAGAAGTTCTCCCAAGCGTGGTCGTAAATCTAAACGTTTGCGTAAATACTACGTTTCTCGTGGCGGTATCCGCCTTTAAAATACTGCTCTGCAGAGGTGCAACAGTAACCCAATGCAAGTACCCACCCTTAAATGGGTGGGGTTTTTTACCCTTGCAAGGGGAATAAACCTATCATTTAAAAACCTTTAAAAATCTCTTAAATGAAGAATTTATTTAACTCTATCCAATTAATGAAGCCAAAGAAAAATGTCTTTGACTTATCTCATGATGTAAAGCTAAGCACAAAAATGGGACAGCTTACTCCTATTATGCTTCAAGAGTGTGTGCCTGGCGACAAATTCAAAATTGGTTGCGAATCTCTTATCCGTTTTGCTCCTCTTGTCGCTCCAGTCATGCATCGTATGGATGTTACAATGCACTATTTCTTTGTTCCTAATCGTATTATATGGCGTAATTGGGAAGCCTTTATCACAAATAATGGTCCTACAGGTACAGGACCTACAGTTGTAGCGCCATTTATTTATTCTGCTTATTTTGAAGATAGATATGCTTCTCAGTCTGGTACAGCTCAAGTATTGGCTGATTATTTAGGTTTACCTAAACCTCCAGACAATTCTGAGAATACTAAAATATCGGCTCTTCCTTTTGCTGCTTATCAAGCAGTATATGATCAATATTATCGTGATCAAAATTTAGTTACATCTATTGACTATGAATTAACTGACGGTGATAATTCTCCTTCATTTGAAAGAGTTCAAGAGTTATGTTCTTTGAGAAATCGTGCTTGGGAACATGATTATTTTACTGCCGCTTTACCCTTTGCACAAAAAGGTGATGCAGTAACTATACCACTTGGGTCAGTGGAATTAAATCCTGATTGGTCAGACCAAATACCAACTGTCGGAGCTCCCGTATTTAGAAATCAAGCGATGGGTGTAGAAGATGGTGGTGTATTTATGGAAAATTCAGTTGCAGAAATTCAAATACCTGGTGGAGTAGCTGGAGCTAATGCGTATGACCCTCGAGGGACTCTTGAAGTAGAACCGACTACTATTAACGACCTTCGTCGTGCATTCAGATTACAGGAGTGGCTCGAAAAAGCCGCTAGAGGCGGCTCTCGTTATTTTGAGAGTATATTATCATTTTTCGGATTACGTTCACCAGACAGCAGATTACAACGTCCTGAATATATCACAGGAACAAAATCACCTGTTCAAGTATCTGAAGTACTCAATACTACAGGTACAGATGAAGCACCTCAAGGAACAATGGCCGGACATGGCGTATCAGTTACTCAGGGAAAATATGGTCATTATACCTGTCAAGAACACGGTTACATTATTGGTATTATGTCAGTAATGCCAAAGACAGCTTATCAGGACGGACTTCATAGAATGTGGTCAAAAACAATTGACCCATTTCAATATTATTTTCCTCAGTTTGATCATATTGGCGAACAGGAAGTATTAAACAAAGAGGTTTATTTGGAATCAGCAACACCAAACGGAACTTTCGGTTACGTACCTCGTTATGCTGAATATAAATTCCTTAACAGCCGTGTAGCTGGAGATTTTCGTAATACGCTTGATTTTTGGCATATGGGCAGAAAATTCAGTACAGAACCAGCATTAAACAGCGATTTTATTACATGCGACCCAACACACCGCATATTTGCCGTAACTGACCCTGCCGAGCAAAAACTATGGTGCCACATCTATCATAGTGTAAAAGCTATTCGGCCAATGTCAAAGTTCAGTACGCCCACATTCTAACGAATGTGTCTAACACCCATTAAATTGAAAAGCGACGATACAGTACCATGCGGCAGATGTGAAGTCTGTAAAAAACGCAGAACTTCTGCGTGGTCATTCCGCTTGATGCAGGAAGATAAAGTATCAGAGTCTTCCTATTTCTTAACTCTAACATATGACAACGAGAATGTACCAATCACCAAAAATGGTTTTATGTCTTTACAATCAAGAGACATACAATTATTCTTTAAGAGATTACGAAAATGTCATACTGGCAATTCTCAATCACCTATCAAATATTATGCTGCCGGAGAATATGATGGTAAAACTTTCAGACCACACTACCATATTATACTATTCAACGTTATGCCTGAATTGATGTTTACATCAAAAGATTTAAAACTTTTAAAATATTCAGAGTACGACGGTAAAGAGATAGTATCATGTAAGCAATGGCCACACGGTACAGTAACAATGGGAAAAGTCAGCGAAGCATCAGTAGGTTATACAATGAAATACATATCTAAACCAAAGCGCATTCCGTTGCATTGCAACGATGATAGACGACCAGAATATGCGCAAATGAGTAAAGGACTTGGTATTTCATATTTAACAGAAGCTGTTTTAGAATGGCAATTAGCTGATTGTGAAAACAGGATGTA